CGGTGGTTACCGACTCTTCGACTTCGGCGGCGGGCAAGCCTTCGTTATCGACATCAGCGGGGATCTCAGAAACCTCTGGAAGATCCGCCGGCTGGTCTTGGAACATAGCCTCTGTGTCAACGTCGAGCGGAGGCTCTTCGTTTACTTCGGGAAGCCCTGCAAGGCGCTCAGTGGGGTCAGCCGGGTTAGCGTCCGGGTATATGTCTGACTCCGCTGCGATCTCCAGCGCTTGCTGTCTGGTAAAGGGCCCCTCGCCATAAATCACATCGTTCGGTAGCGCGTAAGTGCCGTCTTCGTTAGTGCTGAAGCCCGCTTGTTCCAGCGCAGCTTCGATCTGGCCTTCTGTAGACCGGCTAACTTCGGAGACTTTTGCAGCTTCGATGGCAGCGGCACGCGAAAGGGGCTTGCCCCCGGAACCGTTGTCGTAAAGCGGCCTGCCCTTGGACACCGCGCCGTTTTTACCTTTGCGGGGCTCGGTTGTGCCGACTACGGTGAACCCTTCTTTCGCAAGAAGCGCATCGTCCGCGGCGGCAGCGACCGCTTTTTCCCGGGTCATAGGCTTGGGAGCAAAGCCGTTGTCGTAAAGAGCTTCGCCGTTTTTGGCCTGCCCCACTACCGCATAGCCCAGATCAGCGAGGAGGTCATTCTCATTCGCCGCCGCGATCGCTGCTTGGTTCTGAAGATCTATCTCCCCCTGCTTCTCAAGGTTAGAAGACGCCAGATCCTCAACGCCCGCATCCGCCGCGGTCTGGTCCATGACCTCACGCAGCTCTTTGCGGAAGTCGCTGGCCGCAGGAACAACACCCATGCCAGTACCCAGCAGACCACCGCCTACAGCGCCCATAGCCGCGTTGCGAGCAACGCCGTCCATCAGGCCCTTCTCTAAGCTGGCGACGTTCTGGATTGCCGTCTCCGTGCCTGACTGCAGGTATTCTTCTGTGGTCTCTCGGCGTGCCGCGTCACCCACTGTGCGAGCGAAGTTAGCCCCTGCGCCGGGTACGCCGGCAAGCCTAGCTGCAGCAGCACCTTCGGCACCGGCAGCGCCTACGCCCGGGAGCTTGCTGATAGCCATGCCCGCTACTGCGGTGCTTGCACCGGCAGCCAATGCACGGGCGTTAGCTTCCGACGGAGATAGCCCTTCGTTGATTGCTTGGTTGTACGCCTCGACGTAGCCCGCACCGCCCATCTGGGCGCCGCCGGTAACAACAGCCGCTTTGGTAGCGCTCTTGTTTGCCGCGGTCTGGATAGCTTTCTTAGAGAGGTTTGTGCCGCCCAACGTATTGAGGGTTCTGGCGGCTGCTGCTTTACCAACAGCGGCGGCTGGCAGAATAGAGGGGCCCTGACTTACCGCCAAGTCCAGCATCAATCCGGGATTGGTAATAAAGTCTTTTACACCCCCGAGGATGCCCCCCTCCTCAAACGCCCGGTCGTTCTCCATCTGCTGATAGCGGAACTGCGCCGACTTCGAGTCGTTTATGACCTGCTTTGTGCGGGCAAAATTGTCGGACATACCAGTAACGGCTTCCAAACCGCCGAAGGTAGCCAAGTTACCGAGCCCGTACAAAGATTGGCCTAAGTCGACTGCGCCGCCCAGTCCCGCGGCGCCTGTGTCAAACAGCAGTTCGCCCGTGGTGCGGTCACGGTTTAGCTCGCGGTCACGCAGGCGGTTACGAGCGGTCTGTATTGCATCGCTTCGTATCCCCGCCCTTTTCGCCTGCGCGGCTCTTATACCTCCGACGTAATCAAGATCCGAAACTGCCATTATCTAGCGTCTCCGGTCCAGCTGAAGCCTGCTTCTGGCTGAGGCCCGGGGGTAGACATGAATAATTCACGTTCGGCTTTGCGCTGCGCTTTGCGCTGCGCTTGGCGCTGGCGTATCTCTTCTGCGGTAGCCCTGTTGCTAACAAAGTCTGCGACGTCTTCCGATGTCATGTCGCTGGATAGCCCATAAGCGTCAGGGTTCTGGGCTACCGCCGTAGCAAGGTTGACTCGCGTAGCGTCTCCCCCGGGCAACTCGACTTCCATAGGCATACCGTTCTGACCCTTCAGGGTCACCGTGCCAGTAGGACTAGCGGCAGTCGGGTCTGCCAAACCGCCCAAGCCGAAGGTAGCGTTGACGCCGCCCGTCAGGAATTGGGTCTCCTCAATGGGGTTTCCTCGCTTAGTCACGTCCTCTTCAGCTCTCTGAAGCAGGCTCAACCCGTACTGCTCACGCGCATCAAGTGCGGTAGCAGCGTCAACAGCGCCGCGGTTACGCACCCCCTGCTCAGCCAGCCCGAACCGGCCCTGCGTCTCCGCTACGTCGAGGTTAATCAGCCCGCGGTCAAACGCACCCTGCTCAGCCATGGCACGATCTTGGATCGCGGTCTCCGCCTCTGTAAGCTGGCCAGCACGATTGACTTGGCCTTCCCGTATTGCGTTGATTGCATCTGTGCCGCTGTCTACAGCCGCTTGGTTGCCTGCACGTTGCGCCTGCATTGCCCGGAACTCCACAGCGTTCATGCGCCCGGGGATCTGGGCGTTCTTACGCAGGCGTTCTTGCTCAATAAGGCCCATGCGCAGGCTCTCAGCCAGCTGCCCGTTAGCGCCCTGCTCAGCGGTCGCCCGGGAACCCTGCACTCCACCAGCGCCTTCACGAATAGCCAACGCCCTACGCACCCGCGCTGCGGCGCTGTTGTCGGTGTTAGTGGCCGACGGCGACAAAGTCCGACGGCGTGGCATGGTGGCGCTTGTAGCAGCGGTAGTGCCGGCACTGCCTCGCATGTCTGTTCCAGTGGCTCGGGACCCACTCACGCCCATACCCGCACCCACATCCGGAAACGGAATAGGTGCTAGGGTAGTAGTTCCCCGGGGTTTCGTAGTCGGGGCAAAGGCCCGGTTAAGGCGCTCGTCGATTGTAGCCATCAGTACCACCTCCACGATGGTGAAAACGTCATGCGGCTGAACTTGCGCGCCCGGTACTCGGTCTGCACTTCTTCAACAGCTTGCATAAACCGTGTCTTGTGTGCGCTTGCTTTAGCCATGTTCTCTGCATCAGCGTCGTGGTTACGCAGCGCCCTGAACGCAGCCCACTCGATGATGTCTAAATGAAACCGCTCTGGAAACTCCAGCTCTTCGTTTGGCGCGTCGAGGGTAGCCTTAGCCAACGGATACCGGGACACACGCAACCGCAAGGGCTCGCCCACGTTCTTGGCGTCCGGAACCCCAACCAGCTTTAGGGTGCCCACTTCGTAATCAGGCACAGCGGCCACTATACCGGACCTGTCGTTCCGGGGGGCCATCACTTCGTACGAGGTTATATCGGCGTTGTTGCCGAAGTAGGTGTCCGTCGATACAACCGGGATAACCGTGTTGCGCAGTTCAACAGACAGCACTCGGATAATCGAGGGGTGCAAAGCGTAGTCGCGCTGACCATCCACCAACGGAATACGTGTAACCGCTTCAGTGGTGGCGTCCTGCAGGTACTCTGTCAGCTGCGCAAAACGAAAGTAGCCCTCGTTAATGTAGGCTACCAGCGCATCGTCCGACCACAGTAGATCAACCTCATCGACGCTTACTGCGTCGGACACGTCTCGTAGAATGTTACGCCGCAGTTCTGCAAGGAGTTGGTTTAGGTTCACTCTTTACTCCGTCCTGCGGCGCACCGCAGCATTAAGACTTGTCGCGTACCACCGTATACGGAAACCGAGGGCTATCCTCGTAGTGGCTGATACGGCCATTCTCGCCCATTACAGGCTTCTTTACCACCGCGTTGTCCAGTACGTCCAGTAGAAAGTCTGGAACTTCAACGGCCTTGCTGGGCTTCAGCTGATACCCGGTACCGTTGTGGCCGATGAACAGCCCGGAAGGGGGGATGTCGTCGTTCTTCTGCAAAATGATTTTGGTCTTCTTCACGGCGGCTTTTTTCTTCGCCGCTTTAGGGGCTTGCTTGGGGCTGGTGGCAGGCTCTACCGCTTCTGGCTCCGGCTCACCGCCAATCTTCAGGTCATCATTCATCTTCCATCGCCTCGTCAAAAGCGGAGTCGAACTCGTCCTCGTCGGCTCTGTCCGGCCCCATCAGCATTTTAAGAACGCGCTGCACTTCAGGCATCGCCTCCTTAGCGTCTTTGAATACCAGCTCCACAGTAGGATCTTCGTACTTGGAGTCCTCTTCCCGGTTCGCCGACTCAATCTTCGGGTCGTCGTACCTGAGAATTACACCGTTTTCCGCCATGCGGATATTGATGCTCATGTCCATAACGTGTTCTACCTGTGCGACGGTTCCCATAAAAGAACCCCCTCCGGAGAGGGGGTGCCTGTTACTCGGATGCCGCTACTTCAGCGCGAACCATGAACGCATCCTGCAAAATTACAGTAGCGTTCCAGCACTTCCAACCAGCTGTACCGCGCTGTGCCAGCGGGTCAGTGTTGGTAGCCTTGGGCTGCACAACCATCACTTCAACGGTATCCTTGCCACGCAGGGGCACAATGCCATACGCGTCACGGGCCAGATAGATGATGGGGTAGACGTCCGCGTCGGTACCAGTCGTAGACAGGTAGCCTGCAGTCGTACCGCCGGCGTCAGGGAAAGACTCGAACACCGTGGAGCGGATGTAACGCACATCTTCCACAGAGCCGATCTCACCTTCCATCGCTTCTACGTTGCTGCCGTACTGCTTCACTGAAATGAAACCGGCCATGTCACGGATATCGTTCTCAACATCGGGGTGGCACAGGGCGATGAACGCGGCTTCGATGGGCTGCGTGTTGTACTTCACAGTGGAAGAAATCATCGCAGTCATCGGCTTGGCGTTCTGGCGCTTCAGCGAACGAGTAATGCGGCGCTGCAGGGGCAGGGTTACCTCAGTGTTTACAGCCGCACGGTTAGCGCCGTTGGCGTAGAACACGTTGGTGCCAGCCTTGAGCACGTTGAAACGCAGGGTCTCAATGGTGTGCGCAGCTTGCTCGCCGAGGATGTCCGTCATCTCGCGAAGGAGCGGAGGGAAGTCCTCGTGGGTGTCTTGGATCACATCGGAAAACTCAAGAAAATCGCCGTACTGCTGAAGCGTTACGGTGTAGTCTTTGTTTTCCAGAGTAGAGCCAGCAGGGGTTACGCCCTCAGTCAGCGGGGTATCCGCCAGAGGTACGTTGAAATCACCAGCGTTACCAGAGTAAGAACCGGTACCACCTGTCATAAAGTAGCGGCGCCACTTAGCGACTTTGGTGTTGTTCTTCGGGATCGGGTACGCCTGACCGAACCGCTCGATCATCATGTGCGGCATTGCCCGCTTGAGCAGGTTAGCCACAGAGAACGCCGTTTGGCGCGGGGTGATATCACTATAGGAAGTCAAAGCCATTGGTTAAATCCTCACGTCAGAAAGAGTCGTTACCCTATTCCGGCCGCCTCATCAAATGCTGCGTCGAAGTCGTCGGGGTTAGCACTACCCGGGACTTCTGCCTTGTTCGGGCTTGGTGCCGCTGCTAATGCTCGCTTGGCTGCAGCACTGGGCTGTGGCTTCGCTGGGCGTTGCTGCGGTTGTCTCGCTGACGGGGCTGGTACTTCTGGCGCTGCGCCCGTCCTGCCTGTGCTCTGCTTGAACTGGTTAATCAATTCGATCACCTGCTTTGCAGAACCTTTCTGTGCAACCTCAAGGTACGCAGGGCGCACAAATTCTGGTTGCGTTTCGATCCATTCTTGCAGCGGCTGCCGGACTTCATCGAGGTCCGAATGCTGCTGCCTAACGGCATCGAGGTGTGCGTTTACCTTCAGTGTCTGGGTAGTTTCAAACACTGGTGCCAGCGCACTCCTTAGATCGGAGTATAACGTGTCCTGAAGTAGTTGCAACTCTGCGGTACGCTTAATTGACTCTGCTTCAGATACTTCTGCCCACTCTCGCTCGTACGTCTCGATGACCTCACGCTTGTCCTCGGGTACGTAGTCCTTCCACGTTCTCTGTGGCTCAGGGTCAGCGGGCTCGTCTTCTTGTGCCGCGGCGGGTTCTTCAGCTTTGCCCTTATTTTCTTCGTTGAGCAGGTCCATCGCCCGCTTTAGCGTGGCCTCATCGTAGGCAGGCTTGCCCTCTTCGCCCTTAGCAGGAGTGGCTTTAGCATCGGCTTTCTCAGGATCACCACCATCCTCAAGCTCGGCGGCAGCGTCTTCTCCGTCGCCCTCTTGTTCACCGTCAGACCCAGCATCCTCCTTATCTTCGCCGGTGACGTCCTCGTCGCTTTCAGCCTCGCCAGTTTTTTCATCAGCTGCATCTGACTCGCTACCTGACTCCTCCGCAACGGCATCATCTGCTTCGTCCTCTACGTCAGTAGGCTCAACAGGCGCATCAGAAGTAGCCTCCTCGAATGCGGAATCAAAGTCGTCGTCGTTAGTCTTGTTCGGGTCCATCATCGGCTCCGTTATATTTTGTGGGGCTCATCCTCAATAACTCGGATAAGGTCTTGGTACGCGGTAACGCGGCCCTGTATCAGCTTCAGGTACTCTGGTTCGCACCCTACTAACTGGTCTTTTAGGTCCTCTACCTGAAGGTTAGCATACTCCAAGATAGTTTTTGTACTACCCGCGTCTTTTAGCTCATGTATCTCGCGTTGTAGATCGGCAATGCGCTCTCGCCTACTCATCGGTTGGCATCTCCACTGTTTCTTGGGCTTGCTCTGCCACCTTCAGCATCGTCTCTACCGACGTGGCGTCAGAGCCCTCAAGGTTCTTCTTGGCCTGCGACGCGTTCTTCATAGCATCAGTGGTCATCTCACGAAGCTCCGCCTCGAACAGCTGCTTGGCCTGATCTCTGGCTTCCTGAGCTTCCTGAGCCTGCTGATTCTTCTTGCGGTCAATCTCTTCGTCGCTGGCACGGATATCCTTGAACGGTATGTCGCGGGCCATCATACGCTGCTCAAGCAGCTTCTCGTCGTCCACGTACAGCCGCTCTTCGTCAGTCATTGTCTGGGTCAGGTTGTCCAGCGCGAAGGCGCGGAGCTCTTTAGCGATCATACTGGTAGCCCCTTTCGCTACCGGGCGCAGGTCGCCGATGTACTCAAGCTCTTCGTTGAACAGCCGGTTCCACTCTACCAACGCATTAAGCGTACTGACGGTGAACCGGTCAAAGCTCCGGACGATATCGCGGAACGGCAAGGCCGCGTTGCCCATTACCATGGACGCCCCTGCCGTTGTGCGAAGCGCTTCTCCCGGGGTGTTGTCGGCGTCCCCGTACCCGCCGACGAACGTCTCCATGTCAGAGAACTGCAGGAACTTGTCCATTACAAGCAACAGCTCGTTCATGTGAGAGTCGACGCTGATGTTGTTGATGGCCCGGTGACCGGCCGGGTTATTTTTCTGGTCGGTAAAGTAGTTCCGGAACGGCGCGATGCTTTTCACATCCTGCTGCCCAACCAGCTTGTTAAGGTCGATCTCAAGCATCGGGCCACAGGTAACAGACGCGTTGTCGATCAGCATGCGGGCGGCAGAGGACACGGCCATCTGGCTATCCCGCATGATCTCACACATGGATCCGCCCATAAGCGAGGGGATAGAGTCGTCAAACACAAACTTATGGTAGATGTTCGTCGTAGAAGGCAGCGGGTTAAGCGCCAGTTTCATCACGTGCCGGCCACCAACCCAGCCAGTAATCCGGAATTGGTGGTAGTCCTCCATTTCCTCGGGGATCTCGATGCCTGACTCCTTGACATAGTCCTTGTCCACGGTGCCCCAGAACTCTTGGACCCGGTACCGTTTTCCGCGGTTAGACGCCCTCGTATTGCCGGCCAAGTTATCGAGGTCCTGCTCGTGCGTTGCCGGAGTGAAGTTACCCTCTGGGTGCGCCGCTATAAACTTGTCAATCGCGGAGCTGATAAAGTCCGGCCGACGCCCCAAGGCACGCAGCTGGTCTTGGGTGTAGATGTGCTCCTCGAACTCGCCCTCCATGTCTGCGAAGGTGCGAGACTGCATATCCGGGTAATAGTTCCAGACGTTGGTCGCCTCGAAATACGGACGGTAACTGTCAGTCTGGGTAACCGTCGGGGTGGTTGTACCCGGGGCAATTTCAATCGTGTTCTTTTTCTTCGCCAAGGTCATCGGACCCTTCAGAATCCCGACGTTGAAGATAGCAGCAGAGATAATCACCGACCGGCACAGGGTGACGAAGTCCGAGTTGTCAGTCTCAGTCGCTGATCCCATGGCGTCAGATAGCTGGTCGGTCAAATGCCGCTCCATGTTTTCGGCAGCTCGTTTTGCAAACGCCTTGACCAGCTTATCCAGCTCCTTCTGCGTCACCTCCGCCTCTGGGTTCTCTTCGCGCCACTCATAGAACGCAGCGTCCAGATCGCTCTGAGACATCGACGGCACTTCTGACTCCCGAACCTCCCAGCTCTTGTCGCTTTGCGGGAACAGCAGGTTCATCAGCCGTGCGACAATAACCATCACCTTGGTGCGGGTCAGCTTTGGGTAGGCCCTTGAGCGCTGTGGGTCGAGCTTACTCTCAATGTCCGGATCGTACTTGCCGGTAAACTGGTACAGGTTGCGCAACCACTGTTGCTCTTGCTGCCGGCGGTCGTTCTTGTGGACGCTGAAGCGCTGGGACAAGTGATTCCCGAGCTTCTGGAGTACGGTCACATTGTACTCAACACCGTCGCCGTCAGTGACCGTCTTGCCTTCGCTCTTCATCAGTTCTTCGTCCATTATGCCCACCGTGCGTAATTAGCCATGTTGCCGGCGCTACCACTCATCAGCCCCGGGAACTTTTCTTTTATGCTCTGACGCCGAACGGTATCAGAGAACCCCATACTCATATACTGCAAAGCGTCGTGCGGATGCGAATACTCGTTCTTGTCCGGCTGGGGTGCGGTTATACCTTTGGTATTGACCTTGTACTTGTACCCGGACCGGAAGCCACGGATGAGTACCCGGCACCGCGGGTCCATAAGAAACGCCGGACCCTCTGATGTCAGCCGGAGCAAGCGGCTTTCGACAGAATTGATCCGTTCCGCCAACGCGTTGCTGTAGGCTGTATCTACTTCAAACCCCAGCTGCTCCTCCATGATGTCTTTGACCGCCCGCTCGTCCGTCTGCGCCCGTTGCACCACTGCTGGGTCACAGAAAAACGAGAACGAGTTTCGCGGGAACCGCTCCTGCATCTTCGGCATCAACAACTCTTGGCAAAACCGCTCTGCCCCCATGTGCTCTGAGGTTAACTCGTCCAGTACCAGCACCCGGCCGTGGCTGTCTTGGGTACCGAATATAGCGGAGGGTGTCAAACCGGCATCGAACCCTACAACGATCGTACCCTGCGGGTCGAACCGTATCGGCTCTTTAGCCACATGGATCTCAGGATTAAACACCGGGTACACCGGCTTACCAGAAAGGCTGAAGCCCCACTTAACATTGATGAACTGGTTGATCCACGCCGACGATTTGCCTTCACACAGGTTCTCGTAGTAGCCGCGACCCCCGGGGACGTTGTGTAGGTTCTCGGCGTATTTGCTGAAGCCCCCGGGCTGCTCAAAGTAGGTCATGTTCTTCGGTCGGTCGCCACGTTCTTCTACGTCCAGCCAGTTGTACCACCACTGGTCTTCGTTGCCGGGGTTAGACGCACCCCACATGCCCCACCACGAGGCACCGCCTTCGTGGGAAGACGGGTAACGACCGCAACGACCGGATAGGGCTTCAACGATTTCTTTCGGGATCTCGACAAACTCATCGAGCACGGCACCGGTTACCTCCAGAGACAGCACCCGGCTCACGTCGTCCGGCGTATCCAAGGGGCGGAACAACACTTCCGCGTACACATCTCCGAACTCGAACACAAACATGGTGCGTGAAGCTATCCACTTACCCACTACCCCGGGCTTGAACCATGTCATAAACGAGTTGATGGTGGTGTCCTTCAGCTGCGGCGCCGTGTTACGCACCACAACCCACCGGGTGCGGCGGATGCCGTCTTGCCCGGGGGCTTGTCGTTGCGCGTGGAAAAGCATTTTGAAAAGGATGGCGGTGGTTTTAGCGGAACCCACAGGACCGATGATAAAGTTGTAGAACGACTCGCTGCGTATCATCCGGGCCGCAATCGTATCCGGGGTGTAATCAATTTCCATCGCTGACCACCCGTCCGTCTATTTCCTTGTCGGCTTGGCCGAGGTTAATGCTGATAGAAATACCCCCCGTGCCCCCAACACCCGCTTGGCTGGGGGCATCGAACCCCGCCCAACGCGCTGTCGACTTGATGAGATCCGCCCTGACCTTCGGGTCAAGGTCGTTATCTGTCACCATCTGATAAGACGTTTTAAGGTATTCCTCAGCCTGCATCTGCGACTTTAGTCGAAACGATGCGCCCTCTTTCGCAAGCTCCCGCTCCATTTCCTCAAGTCGTTTGCTGAACGAAGGCATCTCGATGATGGCTTTAAGCTGCGGGTACTGGAGGTCGTATGCCTCACAGATAACTTCTTTACTGACGCCCATGGCCACGTCGATAACCAGCGAGGTCTGCCACTGTGCTGGCAACGATCCGGTTGGGTTCTCATGCTCGACAATCTGGCTCATATAGGGTTACCTTGGGGCTACTGTACTTAACAGGATACCATATTATGCACACCCTACTCTGTATTGGAATTGTCTGCACTCTTTGGTTCGTCCGTGTCGCCTTCGATGCTGTCGAGTGGTTGGACAACTGCGTCAGGGAATATTTTTCGGACTGACTCCACCCATTTGTCCATTAGGTCCGCCTGAACGCGGTCGCGCTTAATTACATCGCCGCGGGAAGCAAACGCTTCCAGCAAATACGCGGTTCGCTCGGACGCAGGAATGCCGTCAGGCACTTGTGGCATAGGTTCTGCATCATACAGGTACTTCGGCGGCAAGGTCGCTACCCGCCGCTCCACAATAACCGTCTCAGTTTTGACGCACCCAGTCGTAAAGACTGTCAGGCATAGGGCACTCAACAAAGGCTTGAACATCCTCGTTCTCCTGTAACGACGCGAGGCGTTTAGACATCTGATCGCGCTGCTCACGGATGCCGTCGAACTCTCCTTGGATCTCAGCGTATAGGCTCCGCCAAAGCTCCATCTCAGACCGCAGCTGCTTTTCCGCCAGCACCGAGTCGCTTAGTTTCTGGGCTAGTTCTTTGTTCTCCTGCGTGAGCCCGCCGATTTCTTTCTGCGCTTTGTCGAGTTTGCCTTCGATGTACCACGCATAGGTGCCTACCCCCAACAAAGCTACGGTCGCTACGGCTATGATCTCTTTACCGAAGATCATTCTGGCTATCCTTCTTATCCTTCCAGCCTATGCGCCACTGCCACGCTCCGATCGCTACGGCTGGGAGCCCGAACACAACGCCAAGGGCACTGGCCACAGCGGCGTTAATGAGCGTCACGTCATTGAACGTCTTGTAGGTAGCATAGCCGACAACGGCCATACCGAACAGGGACCACAGTATCGATAGGATAGCGTTGGCCTTGAACCACTCAAAGACCCGGCTCATAAGATAACCCCGGTTCTGAGAGTGCCGCGCAGGGCTATTACCACCGGCGTCGGATCTATATACGCTCCGTGCTTGTCGAGTATTTCAAAGTGGACGTGCTGCGTACCGCCGCGGGTCATGCTTTCCAGCTGCTGGGATGTGCCGATCGACTCGTTGAGCTCCACCCAGTCACCAACAGCCACTGATGGCTCCACGTAGAACACCCGGAACTGGTACCCTTCAGCAACCACTTGCACGTACCGGATATCCGGCTCGCCCGCGTAAGGCCAACCGATTTTGGTGACCTGCCCCTTGACCGGGGACCCAACCTGCGTACCCGGGAGACACGCCATGTCGACGCCCATGTGCTTCCTGCTTCCCCGGGAGGCGTAGTAGTGGCCGCAGCCTTGGCCATCGCATTTGCGATAATTCAGCGCGAAGATCTTCATAGTACGATAGCTCCCTCAAACAACTTGGTGGTTACCCTGCCCGTAAAGCACTGGTGCGTAGCAAAAAGTTCTATGTGCGGCACCTTCGGTACCAGCAGCCACGGACCGTAGGTCTGCTTTCGCTCAATACGGGTCTTATTCTCCGCACCCGCGTATTCCGCAAATATAACCACTACAAACTGATTGCCTGAGTAGCCGACAATTTCTACAAACTCGCAAGAACGTACTTTTTTTAACGTCCCCCGTATGCGGACCGCGTTCGGCTCCACTACCTCGGCTTCGATTATCTGGAAATCCTCTACGACCGGTAGCCACTCGGGCTCCACCGCTTTAAAAAGAAGCCAGAAACCGCACACAACGGCTATGTAGAACGCTATAACTGTTGGCTTACTCATCGGTGGAAACTTACCCTCGTCATAAGCGCTGGCCCTCATGTGCCTGTGTATAAACCCTCTGACTAACGGCATTTATTTACCCGCTGAGTGCAGTACCATTTTAACCAATACGTCCCAACCAACTGCTATGCTCCCTCCGACCGCGCCTACCCATATAACGGTTCGCCTTATGACCGCCCACAGCCACTTAACGCGGCGATCGGCCTCCATCAACTCACGGAGCTCTTTCAACTCCGCCGCCGTTAAAGGAGCCTCGTCTAATTGCGGTTGCCCTTGCGGCGCATGGTTACTACTGCTATGTGGGTTACCATCCGCCACACTTTACTCCTTTACCCATACCTTGTTTTGGCTTTCACTGTCCGAGTAACATCGAACCGTTTGCCCACGTACTCCGCAGACAGCTTCATCTCGTACCGGTTACCATCAACAACCTCGACTGCGTTCCCAAGCTCGCCCCGATAGATCCCCCGGGTACCTGTATAGGTAAGGGCTAACGGCCAAGCTACGCCGGGAACCTCTGTCACGCCGTCGGCTTGGTATAACGTGGCCTCAGCAACGGCGCCTGATACAAGCGCCCCTGCTTGGTCACGAAGTCCCTGTATCTCAACGACGTGGTCGTTGTCGACGTAGAGGATATCCATGCTTAATCCAGCGTGAAGGTCAGGTT